TCGCATCTCCTCGCGGACCCACAAGCCCGAGTCGGCATGGATTACCCTCTCGGTCATCGAGGACACCCAGTAAGGCCATGCCCCTTGGCACCGCTTCCAAGGAGCAGTTGTTTAAGGCTCTTGACGAGTTCGCCACAGACATAGGCCAGACGGTCGAATCTGTGGCTATCTCCGTGGCCGCTTATATGTGCCTCGACTCGATGCGTTTCACCCCTCCCCTGGCTCCAGGTGGCGGGGGTGGTGAAACAAAGCAGGCCGAATTGACCGGAGCCCGCGCTGTGGCTCGCGACATCAATTCCCTATTTGTAGCGGCCAACGATCGCAAGCGTGCCCCTGCGGCCATGTTGCTGATGCGGATGCAGTCCTCGGCAAAAATGCGGGACATGGGTTCATTCATCAAGGCCCACGACGAAGCCAAGCAGGTCGGCCTGCAGCTTGATACCATGGTCGGCAATAAAATCGTCCAAGACGGTGACTCCATCCGAGCTTATAAGAAAGCCTGCAATTACTTTAACCAGACCAACGTCAAGGCCACTGAATACGGACCAATAGTAATAACCAATTTACGGGAAGTTCATGATGCGGCAAAACGCCAAAGTAACGGTAAAACAAGACTTTCACGCGGAACTGGGGATTCTCGAAGCAAGTATCTCGTGGAAAGCGTAAGCGTCTTAAATGCCTACATCAAAGAGCGTCAGCTGCAGGTCGGACGGATGAAGTCGGGCTGGTGGAATCTGCTGATGGCACTCCCTCTCTCAAAAAACAAAAAAGGAAACCCATCGCTTGCCAGCAAGACCGTGTCCGGCTACGTCAAACGCTTCCCCGGCTCTCCGTCATCGTTCACTAAAATAACAACGAAAGACGGAACGGATATGACGATCGCAAACATGAACGGCGATAACGACAATATGGCTACGAAGTTCGGCGTCCCTGGCATCGTTTACAATCAAGCCATCGTGCGCATGGAGGCCCATCTGCGAAATGAAGCCATCGCCAATATCCGCAAGTTCAATGGGGGCTGATTGCCAGCCTGAGCAACTTTATGGGAACCAAGAGTATCCGCCACATCGTCGAGGCCTGTCTGCAAACCTACCTTTCAGCTGAGGCCGGGCTGGCTGGTGTCGCTATCTATACCGGAGACTCCCTTGATGAAAATGTGCTCCCAAAGGTCATCGCCCTGTGCGACTCGGCCCGAGCCCCTGGCGACCTTCCCGAAGGCCTTGGCAATTATCTCTGCTCGGTGCGTCTATCGGTCTTCTCAAACGCCGACGATACGACCCTCGCGGATCACCGTTCCCGCTGTGCGACCATTGACGGTCTAATGTCCAACCGTACAGCCCTGCAGGCTGTGTTCACGGCCTCGGAAGACGCGTTTATGTATGACATTACTCTCGGGAGCGAAGACGAAGGCGTGCAGGAGCGTTCATGGGCGACCTCATTCAGTTATCACATCCTCGCGGTACTGCCCGCGTAAGGTTGCCAGACCCCGCAAAATCAAATGGCCGCTATCAACCAAGGAACGACCTGCCTCTATGGCGTCGCTGGAACTGTTACCAACCTTTACGTTCAGTCCTACACTGTCTCGTCCTCGTTTAATAACATGGACTATGTGCAGGACGAAACTGGACTGACGAAGACTGCCCGCATGGATGACCGCAAGTCAGAGTTATCCATCGAAGGCATCTGCAAAACTGGCACGGTTCCCATCCTAGGCGCTAGCCTCTCTTTCACCGTGGCCGCTTCGAGCGCCTACCCTGCTGGTAGCGCCTCGACCTCTTATGTTGGCTACGTCACGAAGGTCGAAGAAAAGGGCGGCAACAAAGAGTTCGTCAAAGTTAGCGTCAGCGTCGAAGATTTCGAGTCCATCACTCCTGCCTAATTGACCAACGGCCAACAGGGGGGACAATGATCCCCGATGGACACACGTTTCGTCAACAGTTTTACCGTTCCGGCCCGAGTCAAATACTTGGGTCGGTCCGTTTATCCCTTTTGCCTAAAGCACCGTCTAGGTCTGATGGCATTGGGTTCGCCCCTTGTGACCGATGGTGAGCCCGCCAAGCCCGTGGACCTAATCATCGCGGCGCAGCTGTGTTCCGAAGATATGATCGGAGACTTCTCCTGGCGTGACCGTCTTTGGGCATGGCGGATGGGTCGAGACAGGGCACTATTTACGAACGCCGTGCATACCTTCCAAGGCCTCGTCGGCATGGATGACTGGCCCAAGTTCTGGGAGCAAACTACCAAAGCAAAGGCCAGCGGGGCGGGCATTCCTTGGGTGCTTTCGATTGTGGCGAATCTTATCGCCAACGGCATCGAGGAGCAAAGGGCATGGGAGATGCCGGAGCGTCAGGCTATCTGGATGAATACGGCTTTCGCCGTCCTGAAAGGCTCTGACATCAGCATCCTAACCTCCGAGGAGGAGAAGTTCATGGAAGAAACACGAGCCGCCGAGGATGCCGCCAAGGCAAAGGAAAGCGAATAACATGGCCGAAAGAACACTAGCATACAGCGTCAAGGGCACGACCAACGCGGAGCAGGTCGCTAACCAGACAAAGAAATCTCTCGGGACCATCGATATGGCCGTGGAGAAATTCAAATATAAATTGAGCCATGTCGGTAATCAGATCGGAAAGTCCCTGTTCCATATGTTCGGTCCCCTGGCTGTCGCCGGAGCGGCTGTCGGCTTTGTAATGAATAAGTTTGAAGAGGCCGCGGCCCGTATCAAGGACGCCGTGGACTTTGGAGGCTCTTTGGAGAAGAACGCCCGCGAGGCTGGCGTGACCCATCGAGATGTATCAGCGCATGAAACAGGCCGCCGAGGCTGTAGGCTTCTCCCAGGAGGAGATTAATAACGCTTTCAAAAAGTCTCGTCAAATTATTATTGGTGCGAAGGACGAGCACTCTAAGTATTTCCAAATCCTCAAGGCCCTTGGATTCGCCAAGGATGACATCATCGCCGGAAATATCAAAGAGGAGGAAGTCCTCTCTCGCGTAGCCGCCGCCGTCAGTTCGACTACGGACCCGATTGAGAAAATGCGTATTGCTACTTCAGCCTATGGCTCGGACGCCGAGAAACTCGTGCAAATCCTTGAGCGCTGGAAGGCCGTGCAGGAAGCCCTTTCGTCTTCCAAACCAATCACCGACCCGGTGGCTAAAATCCTAAAAGAAAAGCAGACTAAGGAAGGCGATGAAGCGGCCCGTGAAAAAGCCCGATTGATGGAGCAACAGGCCGCACAATTTGCTTTAGATAAAGGTAACCTATCGCCATCCGTTCAGGCCGCCGTTAATAAAGCACGAATACAAAATGACATATTTACTGCTGGGGCCGGTGGTGCTGGTGGAACTTCTACGCCACTATCAAACGCTTTGCTTGCCAACTTCCCAGAAGTTCAAGCCGCTATCTTCGCTGATCAACAGGCCAGAATGGACGCCGAGAAGGCCAAGGCCGAAGCCGAAGGAAAGAGCAATGAAGCGGGCCGCACCGCCGCATCTGAACTCGGCAAGATTGGCGACAAGACCGCCTCAGCCGCCTCTCAGGCCTTCAAGTCTCCCGAAGGCTTCTCCAATGTCATCGGGGTAGGCGCTAACCCGGTTATCGAGGCCATGTCCAAACAACTAGAGGCTCAGCTCGAATCTAACCGTATCCTTGAACAGATAGCGGCTGGCGTGCCTTCCAGTAACTCCGGCGATTTCACTAAGGGTGGCACCTATCACGGTGACCTCTCCGACTAACCAATTTTAACCCTATCTTAAAATGTCCTATAAAAATCAAGGAGACCCATTAACGGATTACGTCCTCCAGCCTGGCTGGACGGTTAACATCGATTCCTATGGCCTAGCCACGGCCACCTGTGTCTTCAAGGTCAACGGCAATGTCGATAAGGGCACGCCGCTAATCGTCGGCCAACCGCTACCAGATACAGCATTTTCATTCATGAAGGCTCACAAGTCTTCATCGAAATATGACCGTTCTAACATCTCCACGGTGACGATTGACTATGTGGGCATCTGGGGTGGAGAAACCGAGACCATACCGCAGCTCTTCTCTGCCTCCTCATTATCTTCGGATAACATCACGACCCACGAGAACTTCTTCACGCACGCCGCCGATTACAGTGAAGTCATCTCTGGGACAGGATTCACGCCTGATACTATGCCGGGCATTGGGCCTGTCGTTAAACAGTTAAACTCGGACGGCTCTGGACCTTACCCAGTGCCATGTCACCTGACGAATAACGGCGCCGCTTTTGAAACCGCTACGGGTGGCCGTTTCATCGGCTTCGTAGATCCCGCGTTCCCTGCATTCTACGGTAAGACGAACTACCTAACCCCTACGGCTAACTTCACGGGAATCGTCTACACGACCGACCCCGCCTTAGTGTCTACCTTCGTCGACAAAATGGGCTGGTCTTCGTCTACCCCTGACTGGGCCGGCAATCTTCCGCAACTTGTCCCTGACTACATGGGCTCAGAATTCTCGGGCGAAAGAGGCTCGCAACTTCTCCTGTCTCAGGCCTCCGTTGAAGTCTTCGCAGCTGATGTCTACAAAGTCAGTTTCGAGGTTAAGTTCTCCCGCGAAGGCTGGCACCCGGCTGTCTACAAAGACGTTTCTCCTGGCGCATGAGTGGCATCCAACAAGGCACGGGCCACGGGTTTAACTCGAATGGCAAATCTTTCACCATCAATGTAGACCAGCCGTGGGTTGATTACTGCGACATTGCGGCTCCGCCTCCCGACCCCCTTCGCCCGATTCAGTTTCAAATAGATGTCACTAATCTAGCGCCTACACCGGCTGACCCACCTGAGTGGTTTCTCACGGTTGTCCCTGGCGTAGTCATGACGGCCCCGATTGGGACCAGTACCTGCATCCATGCCGAATGGATTGATGAGATTGACGCTCGATGTGATCCAGTGGGTGGAGGCATCGAAGACCCAGAGAGTCCTACGGCGGTGTTTCTATTCAGAATTACCACTGACGGAACAAGCGAGTTCATCCTGTGGGTAGGACCAGAGGGTGACTATACTCCGGGCTGTCCAGTATCGCTCCCCGATAATATTGCCCCGGCTGGCTCTTACAAGGCCCAGGCTCAACGCGTCGGTAATGCTACTCTATCGGGAGGCGTTTGGACTATCAATCAAGTGCTACAAGGGACGATTACTTTCCCCGATTACATCGATAACTCACACCCATTTAAAGTGCGCCTGAAGGGGTCAATCCCAGAGTCCGGCCCTGTTAAATACACCGTAGATACAGGTGCAGTAAATAATTCTATCCCGACTAATATGACTGACGATGTGGAGGTAGACATCAGCCACGATAATTACATCTTCATTCAGACATACGTAGGCGCGGGAACGCCCGGCATCTTCCCTGATCCAGATGCCTTGACCATTGAGGTAGATAGCACGCCTTCCGTAGACTCAAGTACCTCTGCCTCGGTGGCCATCGCTAAGATTGATAGCGGCACAGGGAAAATCCATCAGCTCGTAACCGGGTCGCTCTGGGGCAGTCGCATTTCGTACGGTACTTACTACAAATACTACTGGGCCCGAATCTAATGGCCGAGGATGCTTTAACGTGGGCCAAACTGTTTATCGCTGTTGGCGCTAATAGTGGCGTTTCACCAATTATCTCGCCTTACGCTAATTCGGATAATCGGGAGTATGTCTTACAAGCATCTGGAGACCCTATCAGTTGGTTTATTTCAGCTTCTGGCACCCCAATGCTATCTGACGCGGGAACATACTTTTATTATCCCTATGTGGTCATCGCCTTCGACCATCAAGACCCCGTGACGCTGGATGACTATTATCGGCTATATATAACTGGACCGGGCTTCATAGATGACATCAGGCCTCAAGCCATTGGCGAGTTGGTCACGTTTGACGATGACGATGCCACCACCGTGGCCATTGACTCGGACTCTTTTGTGGGTCTTTACGATTCAGGCACCGGTACCCTTTTCCAGATGGGCAACGATTCAAGCGCCCTAGGGGCCCATATCGTCAGCGTTGGTAAGATGATGGCCGTAACCTAGGCCATTTATTGACCTTTTGAACACCCCTTTGCCCCTCTCGGCATAGGTATGGCGACAACGGCGACATTCAAACGGGGCACCACCTTCGCGGCAACGATAGTCTACACCCCAGACGCAGGGGGTCCGGCTAACCTGTTGGGCACGGGCATTACCTCGGACATCATCGACTCAGGCGGGACGACCTACCACCTCGACGAAGTGACCGCCGTTGATGGAATGTCATTTAACCTCTACTTCGCTACCGCCACCTCCGAGTGGTCTACGGGCACGGCTCGCTGGGACATTAAGTTCAACTACGCTGGGGCCATCTTCTACTCCGAGACCCTGCGCCTGAATATCATCGACGAAGTTACGCACTGATATGTCTGTCACGATCCAGTCCTCCTCCTTTGGGACGCTGACGGTAAACGTAGACTTCACGGATACGACTCTCAGCTGCACGGTCCTAACGCCCGCCCCTGCCACCCTTACCCTGGCTCTCGGCGTTCCCGGCCCTCAAGGCATCCCCGGCCCGACTGGCCCTTCGGGTGCTGGCATCATCCCTGGCGGTACGACCGGGATGGTATTGTCCAAGGTAGATGCTACGGACTACAATACCCAATGGTCAGACCCAATCTTGTTCACGGGTGGCGACATTGTCGGCCCGATCACGATGCACGACGGGTCGTCGGACAGCGAAATGGCGGCCTCGTTCTTCGGCGTTGAATTGACCTCGGACAATACCCAAAACGCCTCGCTGGCCTACGGCGGATTGAATGTTCAGATTTCCGGGTCGACGATGAATGTCACGGCTACGGGGATAACCTTTCCGGACAGCACGACTCAAAGCACCTCGGCAACGAACCTCGGTTACATCACGCAGGGAACCGCTGACACGCTTTACTACCCGCTGTCCACAAATCCTTCCGGTTTTATTACGTCATCGGCCCTTACGGGATACGCCACAGAATCATTTGTCACTTCGCAAGGTTACCTTACCGATGCTACTTCGGATGGACAGACCTATGGCCGGAACAATGGATCGTGGGTAACGGTTAACGGATACACGGGTGGCCCGCTGGCGAGTGATTCCACTTGGACGTCTGGTAATCAAACTACTACGGCAGGCGCTGGCGCTGTCTCGATTGTCAATACCGATGGCCGTAACGTCGTGACGGATATCGACCACCTCTCCATCACGGACGCCGTCAGCAATTCGGTTAGTGTTTCTCCTGCGGGCATTACGTTCACGAATACAACGACGTGGGCTGGCATCGTTTTCCCGGACGCTACGACCCAGACCACGGCCTACACGGGCGGTGGCCCATTCCTACCGCTGTCCGGAGGCACGATGACAGGGGCAATTGTCTTTGACGGCACTTCCGGCCAATACATCAACAAGGGAAACTTTGATACCTCCCGTGGCGGCAACTACGGCATCAGCCTGGTCTGCTCCATTGGCTACGAATTCAATTGGCAAGCGGGCTGGCTGACGACGACGGAACAAGGCTCGACGACCCCTCGCCCGCTTTATTTAGACAGCGGAGCTGGCACGACCTTGCGCTCTTGGAACTCTGGAGACAATACCGGCATCGAGGTATCGCACACGGCAATCACCTTCCCTGACGCTAGCACCCAGACGGTGGCTTTCCCTGGCTTTACTGGCTACGCCCCCCTTGATTCCCCCGCACTTACGGGAACCCCCACGGCCCCGACGGCCACGCTGGGCGACGACTCCACGCAGATCGCAACCACGGCCTTTGTCCAAGACGCCGTCATCTCTGGGTCGGCCCACGCTGAAACGCTCCAAGCCACGGTTCGTAATAACACCGGGTCGACGCTGGCCTCGTTCACGGTGGTTTAC